ATGTACGACTGTTTCTTTTCCTTTTCAATTCTTCGCAAGAAAGCATAATATATGATTTGAGTGAAATATGAAAATGGATTCTTTGATTTTTCTGGGTCAAAGTTATGAGCATACATTAGGCAATTCTCTATGCCGTCTGATACCATCTCTTCTCTGTATGGGTAATTGACAAAATTACCCTTTCGGGATAGATGCTCAGCAATGTTCATAAAACATTCGCCTATGTAATTGGTTATTGGTGGTCGCTTCTCGTCAGACTCTTCTGCTTCTTTGCAGAGCTTCTTCCACTCGACCATATCGATATAGAATAGCTTGTTATCAACGTAGTGATCTACTGGCTTTTCTATTCGTTTTATTATTGGGGGATCCGATGTTACAGACTTCTTCTTTTTCTTTTTAGCCATTGTATAAACTCCTACTTCACTAGTATAACCACTAATATGGTAAATCCAAAAGAATTATGTTGATTTCTCTTGACACCATGATTACACTGTCTGTGTATGGTATGAGAAAGATATTAGTATCTTAAATATACTCTAAGTATTACTGATATTCATCTGAGAGTGGGTCTGGGTTCCAGTCTGTCCACTTATTACCAAAACCATCCCGATCCTTTTCGTCTCCAGTGTATCGGTGTTCATTAATCGATTCGCCAGTCTTTCTTTTCTTCTTCTTCTTAGATTGAGAAAGATTGAAGTGATTAATCATATCCATAATATCGCGGGGGTCAATCAACCCGTCATTAATCATATTGGCTAATACTTGAGGAGAAAAAACCAGACTCATGTGTATTACGTTTTCCATTTCCTTACTCTTTGGCTTTCTTTTATTAGGCTTAGGAGTCTTTGGAAGTTTGGTTTTCTCTACTTCGTTAAAAAGATTTTCAAACATATCCTGAATCATATTTTCATATTCAGCAGCATTTAAATCTTGATCATCAGTAACTTTAGGATTGACCAGATCAGCTAATGGAGTCTTCTCATACATCGGAAGATTTTCTCTATCTTGCTCAGAGAGATAATACGACATGACATCAGGAGTTGGTTCGAGAGTAGTGGCTATAAAATCAGTAGGAATGGTAGTTTCACTCTGCTTACCAAATGATAACCAATTCTTAAGAATTACACCCTCTTTGATATTGCCGTAAGAATCAGGAATAGAAATGGTCTTAAATATCATAGGTTTACTTAAAGTAACCTTACCATTTTCTGAACCAGCAATTTCAGCGATTAATTCTTCGCCGCTTCTTAATTTTATTACTCTGAAAATTTGTGTCATTTATTTTCCTTGAGTTGGAGAGATACTACTCGGTACTTAAACTTCTCTCTAGTATATATTCTTATGCGTTCGTCCATATGATTCAACGAATGATTTCGATACTTTTTATGACGTAAATCATCCCCAATATCGTATACATGAACCCCTGTTTTGGTTTCACTCTTACGCAACCCTCTTCCAATAGACTGTAACACTCGTATTACAGATTTGGAAGGAGAGGCAAATACAATATTGTGAATATTTCTTATGTTTATTCCGGTAGAACAGGTTCCATACGAAGCAATTAGAATACTATTAGTCTGTTTGTCTACAACATTTCTAATTTCTTCTCTCTGCTGAGCATCTGTTCCTCCATGAATAAAGAATATATCTTTGTCAGTTATATCTCGTTTGAATGTTTCATATAGTGGCTTACCATGAAGTTCTACAAAATTGAACAGTAATAAAGTATTTCCTTTAAGCCCTGCACAAAGATTTTTAATAAATGCATTTCTTTTTCGATTTAGAATTAGCCATTTGATTTCTTCTTTGTATAACATCCTCTTTGACTCTTCAATATCTGCAGGAGTGTATTGCAATAGAAGACAGTCAATAGAGAGATCTGACAGCAAATTCTTTTTAATGAGTGTAGAGGTTGTTGTAACATTAAGTACCCTTCCAAATAGTCCTTCAATGACTAATTTATGTGTATGTGTTCCATCTAGCGTTCCTGTTGTTCCTACACGAATAGGACAATCAGTTAATTTTGACATAAGTGATGATAATGACTTTGCTTTGAATAAATGACATTCATCTCCGACAACCATTTCAAATTGATCAAAGAATTCTTTAGGCATCTTATAAATGCTTTGCCATGTAGAAATAACAACACGCTTATGTGTGTCTTTTTCTTTACCTGATGATATAGTGTAGCAGTATCTACCAACCGACCATTTGTTTTCTTTTGAATAGTCTTCGAAGTCACTATACATCTGAGAAACAAGACCGACAGTTGGGACGACTATAAGTATTTTCTTTTCTGGCTTTATGTGATCCAAAAAGAAACGGCTAAGACAATATATTATTAAAGATTTGCCACTACCAGTAGGACATAGAAGAAGAGTTCTTTCCTTCTGTATCGCTTCTGTTATCGCTCGTATTTGATAATCATGTGCAGATATTCGTTTTCCCAACGCAGTTGGTTTTATAAACTCTTCAACGTATTTTGCTATCTGATCTTCGGTGTAGTCCTTATCTACTCGGTTTGGATGCTCAACTGAGTAGTTTCTATCGTTAGCAAATTTAACAACATAATCAACCAACCCAGCATATATCGTATGCGTGAATAGATTGAATAGCCGTATTTGACCATCCCAAATTTTGTTTTTATATGCTGGTGTGAATTGATGATTCGGAACAGCAAACGTGAAGTATTGATTCAATTCCTTAGCAATACCACGTTCGCATGTTATTTTAACGTAAACCGAATTTAGATCTTCAATTACCAGATCGGACATACTAGTATTTATTACTGACCACTAGTGAACTTTGTCCAGTCGATAATGGAGCGAATTGTCCATTGTCGATTGTTGATTATCTTGATAACATTTTCTAAGTAGCTTACCTTTTCTTTTTGGTATTCTACTTTCATCTTTTGACGAATCACTGCGCTATCGGATTCGATTAAACGATCTAAGTCTTGCTTTAGAACGTGTAGATCAAACTGCTCCCATTCATTTTCTTTAAGTTCATCTGCACTCATTCTTCCACTATAATATAGCCACTTTTTAGTTTTCAGACTATCTAGTTCTGTATTCATTCGAGTTAAAGAGAGCTTTTCTTCCATGAAGAAAATCAAATACTTATTGTGAATTTGGGGTGTTCGTACAGATTCTCTATCGAGCTGTGTCTCGTCTAGAGAAATGTCTTTCTTAATCATTTCTTTTAATTCATCAAAAGTCATAATGTTTAATCATATCACATATCAAGGAGAAGTCAATACATTGAATTCATAATATGTGTATGTAAAATCTACAGTGGCTAATACAGGAACATTGTCCACTGCAGTTATTGAGAATGGAAGCTCAGACAAAGCCGATGGGTATGCATATTTAAATACGACTTCGAATTTAGCTTTATATGCACTATTGGTTATGATTAAAGTTAAATCTGAATATTTATCATGATGCGATAGGGTATCAGTAGAATCTTTATAGTTGCCTAACACCTTAATCCAATTATAAATTTCTTGCCAACTTCGCATAGACTCGTCTACCAAAAACTGCACTCGTAATGGCTGAAACGTGTAAGCATTTCCGGGAACAGGAATATTAGTGCTTAATGTTGTTGGTTGTCTTAATTCTGCGATGTTAATAGATGGAAGTGATACTGATTGAGCAAAGTAAGATACTGTTGGTGCTCTACTAATTGCCAATCTAAAATAATTAGTACTCAGGTAATTATGTGTAGCTGGTCTTGTGGTATCTGTTAGAAAATCGGTGTCTATTGTCATATTAGTATTTATCCAAATAGAAAGGGGAGAGTCTTTCGACTCTCCCCAATCTTCTCCCCAGTTTAGTTACTTAAAAATCAGAGTCCGAAACCAGTATTACCATGTAGGTTAGTTACTTGGAATAGACGGTAGTACTGATTAGAAGCTAGAGCATTGATGTTGGTGCTCTCTGCGAACGGATTGGCTACCATACCGTAACGAGTCTTGAACCCGATCTTTGGCTGGAAGGTATTCTGATCGACTGCACGAACCATTTGGAGCGGAACGTATGGGCAGTAGAAAATACCAGCATCGTATGGTGACGAACCACGGTAACCGACTACGCAGTAGTTAATACCAAGCTTGGCATACGGATCAATGTAAACCTTGATCTTGTTATTGAGAACACCAACAAAGGTGTTACCAGTATCATCGACATCAAGATTTGCAGTCACAGCAGGAGCAAGATTCATGAAACCACCCATCGTGAGTGCGCTTGCAACGTCACTTGAGCAGATCATGAAGTTACCCTTACCACGACGGGTTTCCTTAGCGATTACGTTGCATTCACGTTCAATTTGGAACATGAGACCACGGAAACGCTCAGCAGACCAACGACCATCTGAGTCGGTGTTAAGATCGTAAACACCACCACCAGTGCTTTCGCTTGCATAAGCAGTTAGATCGTTTTGACGACATCCAGTTTTAGCAACACGGTAGATTGTGGTGATTAGTTCGCGATTGATTTCGTTGAGAATTTCGGTGCTAAGAATATTAGCAAGTTCACTCTCAGCGTCAAGTCCGTGAACGGCCTTGAGATCTTGCGCCAACTCAGTTGTGTATTCAGCCTTGAGAGCGCGAGTCTTTGCTTCGACTGCAATACGCTCAATGCTAAATGCCATTTCCTTGAATTGAGTACCATTTGTTTCACCAAGAACTTCAGCAGTACCAGTCAAGAATCCACGGAACGCGTTCATATCAAAGTTGGTTGCAGCAGCAGTATTAGCATCTCTAACACCACCAGTTGTGCCATCAATAGGATTAATACCACCTGTTGCAGAGAAAGCTGCACCAACAGAAGTATTACCAGAACCACCGAATTTAGCGAAGGTTTCTGCATACAGAGCTTCTGCACCACCTCTATTGTCATATTTGCTACGCATTGCAAAGATAAGACCGGTTGGAGCAGTCATCGGCTGCACACCTGCGATATCATAAGCAATGAGATTTGGCATTGAACGACGAACCAAGCTGATTAAGATTGGATCATAACCAGCAAGGTTGCTGGCAGGGGTGCCAACTTGACCAGTCTGAAAATTACCACCCATGCTATTAGCAGGTGCTTCGACAAGATATTGCTCGCGAAGAGCCTTCTCTTGATTCTCTAATAGTACAGCGGTAACTTTGCGCTTGTAGCTATCCCCGATTGAGGGAAGTGCGTCATGTGAAAGTAGGGGTTCCCACTTTTCGGTAAGTACGTCATACGACGATGTAGTTGAAAAATCCATTTCTGTATCTCCTTATTATTTGTGTGGAATTAGATTTTGTTCTGTTTAGCAATACGATCCAAAGTACTCATGTATGCGTTCATACTTGAACTAATATTCTGAGTGATTTGTTTGTTTGTTGTCTCTTCGACAAGCATATTATTTGTGGTAGGAACAGTGTTGAAATAACTGCCCTTTAGAATGTTGAGTTTCTCTTGATATTGATCGAGACTTTCGAAGTCTACGCCTTCAGCGAGAGATGCGAATTTTGAAACCTCGACATCAGATAAACCTTCTGAGACATTAGCGAAGATGTTACCAGCTTCGTATGCCAATAGTTGTTTCTTGAGTTCGATGTTCGACTGAATCTGCTCATTGAGATTGCTTTCGAGTTGTTCGTTTTCTTCGAAAAGGCCATCGATGACATCATACTTCTCTTCTGGAACTTCGATGTAGTGAGTCTCAAAGAGTTCCTTGAGTCCAGCCATGAAGTTTTCTGCGATCTCGGTGCGAACACCATTCTCGACAGCGAGCTTGTTGTCTTCCATCCACTCTTCAACAACGTAGCCTAGGTAGTCATCAAGACGAGAAGCTAGTTCGTTGACTGCAGTCTCGACTTCTTCTTGAACAACAGCAGCGGCTTCAGCAACTACTTGTTCACGAAGAACATTGACGCGCTGATTAATAGCTGCTTCAAAGATGGTAGTAGCTTTGGTCATAAATTCTTCAGACAATGATTCGCCGTCGAAGAGAGCTTCGAGATGCTCTTGCATCTCTTTCTTGGTATCTTCTTCGTCTTCACCACCCTCTTCAGCCATTGCTGGTTTAGCACCTCCTAGTGAGTTGCCTTCACCACCTGGTCCTGGAGCAACGCTACCGGGACGAAGTGTGCCTTGATTGGCAGCGGAATTAGGATTGAAGTTCTGAAAAGGATTTACTTGAATACCTTTTCCAGATGCATCTTTGGTGTAAGTCATTGCGTCCATAGCCATATTGTTTTTCTGTTCCATATTTTTCCTATCCTCTTATTAAGAGCTAAAGTTATTTAGTAAAAGTTTGTTTTTAGGTCGTTTACCGATGGTCATGCTGTGATATCATTTTGTACACTCTGTAGTATCTCTCTTCTGGAATTGGTTTTCTTGCTGTAAGAGCACCAATGCCAGCACCTAGAAGTCCACCAATTGGGCCAGCAATCATAGTCCCAGCTATTGCTCCAGCACCTGCTCTTACCATTCTACCTCCTGCGCGCGGATCAAATTTACCCGGTGTTGCAGCAACTGCCGGTGTTGTAGCTGTTGCAGGAGATCCTGGAGTTCCCGGTGTTTTCATGGCATCGTATATACTTGTTCCAACATTGTATGCACTTTGAAGCATTCGGCCAGCACCACCATATTGATTTGCTCTTCTATTTGGATGTTTGCTAGCGTAAGCATTTTCCGCTCCGCTCATAAAATTACTAATACTTCCTACAACGTCATTGGCTTTTTGTCTCCTAGCTGAAATCCCAGTTGAAGTTGCAGCTGGAGGTGGTGGGGGTGGTGGTGATCCAGTTGGAGGTGGTGGAGGTGGTGGAATAACAGGTGGCGTACCAGTTCCTTTATTTTGCCTTGCACGCTTTGCAAGAGCTGTTGCCATCATTGCTTGTCTTTGTGCTGGAGTCACTGGAGCATTAGCTTGTCGATTTGCTAATATATTTCTACCCACACGAAACTGAATTGGTGCTTGTTGTTCTGCTTTTGTATCGTTAAAATTAGCGACAGTTTCTTCCCCAGAGGCATCTCTGTGACGAATTCTTGCGTTTGCACCCTTACCAAGAATTTTAGTATCTCCTGGCGCCACCCATAGTCCGTTTTTATTTACCCAATCCGCAGGAATTCCAGGCGGCTGTATAGCTTCGTCTATTGTTATAGTGAAATTGTATGGATTGAATCTAAACATTAAAGCTTTCTAAAGAAATTCTCAAATAGGGTTAGTGCTTTTTTCTCTAGATTCTTGGTAGATGATTTCTTTATGATGCGTTTTGCTTCCATCAAATCTTGTTCGTACCATGAACCATTATTCCAAACCCATTCTTTACCTTCCATGATGCCATTTACAAAAGCACCGGGAGCAGAAGGATCTGCAACGATATCAATCGCAGATAACATTAAATCTGGTTGAACAATCTTCTTACCATTTTGTTCGATCAGGGAACCCATCGCACGAGAGCTTACACCGAGCTTAGCACCCTCTCTAATGAGTTCTGCAGTAATTTTGCCCATAGGAGTGCTTTCCATGATTTTTGCTTTTCCGTAACACTTTGGGCCACGAAATTCTAACATGGTAATTCTATGGCTAACTCTGTCAAGATTGATCGTTGGACCAGTTGGATGTCCGAGTTCACCGAATGCTCTATTGTTATTCACAAACTCGGTAATGTATCTACCGACTTCTTTGTTTAGAGTATCGAATGGATATACTCGACCATTACGATTCATCTCATCCGATACCATGAACACACCCTCGATAAACATCGATTTTTTATCATCG